AAAATAATTAATGGTAAAAGATATGACACAGACACAGCAGAATTTATTGGAAAATGGGAAAATATATACAATTCCGCAGATTTGCAATACGAATGTGAGGAACTTTATAGAAAGAAAACAGGAGAGTTTTTTATGTATGGAGGAGGTGGACCAGCATCAAGTTACGCAGTCCAAACTGGTAGCAATAGTTGGTCTGGTAGTGAGAAAATAACACCTATAACAATATCAGAAGCAAAGAAATGGGCAGAAGAAAATCTAGATGCAGATGAGTATGAAAAGTTATTTGAAATTGAAGAAGAAGGAAATATTGCTTTTAGCTTGTTGATTCCTGAAAATTTATATAATAAGTTAAAAAATGAAAGTGAAAAAACTGGTGAAAGTATGAAAGATATTGTTGTAGAAGCTTTGGAAAGTAAATTAGATCAATAAAGCTATATTTTAAGAAGAAAGTAATTTTAAAAGGAATAGTGTTGGTATACTTAATTAATTAATCGGATTATACGTTAAAATATAAAGGATTGGCTTATTTGTAAGGTTTTAAGACGGAAATAATAAAAACAAAATTTTCAGATTATTAGTAACAATTTACTTTTAAAAATATAAGAATATATGACTAACAAAAAAATAATAAAAAAATATAGGGAGATTTAAAACTCCCTATAAACATTTATATTGTACCGTTTATTAAGTTATATTTGAGTTACCAACGTGTTACCAATTATTTTGACTTTGAGTTACCAACGTGTTACCAACCGTATCAAAATTTACACATTTTTGTAGAATTTAATTCATATCAAACGTTGAAAATCCAATAAATAAGCAAAAAAATGGAGCCACTTCCCGGCTCCGCAGTTTTTGGGTAAGTGTTGAAATTTCAATGTTTAATTTTTTGTTTTTTGCCCGAGTTACCAACGTGTTACCAACGGAAGTTTATTGCATTTTTTTCATTTCTGCTGCTAAATATTCTTCGTCGTTTAGGATATAATATTTATCAGTGATGTTAAAGTTTGTATGGCCCATTTGGGCTGTGATTGCTTTTTTGTCTACTTTGGATCTATACATATTGGTTGCGAATGTATATCTGCCGTTGTATGGTTTTCTTCTTTTTAGTCCTGCTTGTTTTAAAGCTTGGTAGTATTCTTTGTAGAAGGTATTTTCTGATACGTGTTTTCCATCTTTTTCGTAGATGTATCCTGTGTTAGATTCTTTTACTAATTGTATGAGTATTGGTTTTATGTTTGGTAGGATTATAACTTTTCTGTCCATTCCTGCTTCTGTTTTTATTCCGAAGTTTTCTATTACATTGTCTTCAAAGTTTATGTTTTCTGATTTTAGACCTCTGTATTCGCCTGTTCTAAGTCCTGTAAAGCATAAGACTATCAAATGGTTAAGGAAGGGGATTTTTTCTCTTAGAGAGTACATTATCCTTATTTCTGATGGTTTGAAAAGGTCCTTGCCTTTGGTGGTATTTTCTTTTTCGCCTTTTACTTTTAATCCTTTTGCTATGTTTATTTTTAGCATATTATTATCTATGGCAAATTCAAAGACTTTTACTATTGTTGTTTTTAATTGTCTTATGGTTGCCTTGCTATAGTTTTTATGGACTTCTTTTCCGTTTTCTACAGTATAGTAGCCTTCTTCAACTTTATCATCTATTACTTTTTGCAATTGATATCTGTTTATGTTGATTATTTTCTGTGTATGCAATTGTTCGAAGTGGGAGAACGCTGTATCGTATTTTACTTGTGTTTTTCTTGTCAGATCTCTGAAATCTTTCGATTGTTTGTAGGCATTGTATATGTCTATTAATTTATCGGCTTTATTGTCTAGTCCGTTATAGTTTAATAAGGCTTCTTGTGCTTCGTTATAGGTTCTGAAACAACCTATTACTTTTCTTATTTCTTTTCCTTCGATATCATAATATGCTGGCAGTCTTGCCATGTATGGACTTAGTCTGTTTTTTCCGGCTTTTGTTTTGCCTAATTTTGTTATTGATCCTATTCCATTAGGCAGCTTTCTTCTTTTGCGTGCCATTGTACCTCCTGTTTGTTTTTGGTACAATATAAATACACAGGTAAATATATTGTACCTAGTGTTTTGTTTTAAAGACTCTTTTAAGTTTTAGCGGGCTTGTGGAGTCTTTTTTATTTATATTCATTTAAATATAAAATCTTATATGGTAGCCATAGTTTTCTGTAGGTCCATATTTATTTGTAAAAGGATCTAAATCTTTACAAGGTCCTCCTGATATATCTGCTTTTACAAAGTATGGTAATCTGGCTTTTTTTAAAAATCTTTTTTTATCATCATGTGCAATATAACCAATTGTTTTTCCTTGAATAGAAGCTCTAATAGCATCTTTATCATATTTATTTGTTGGTTCTCTTTCTATTTTAATTATTTGGTCTTTTAATCTATGATATTTATAGACTCTATTCAAATTACTTTTATCTAATTTTTTCCAGTATGGGTTTTCATGATCTTTCAAAAAATCTTCTAAAATTTCTGTATAGTAGTAAACACCAACTAATTCAAAATGATTATGATCACTTTGGTAAGTAGATTGATATGTTTTTTTGTTTATATTTTGATTTTTGCTTAAATCATTTAGTATATTTTTTAAATTATTTGGGTTTGTTTTTTTATCTTTATTTTTATCACTATCTATAAGTTTGCTTCTAATAAATAAAACTATAAAAACGGGTATAGATATTAGATAAATCAAGAGCAATGCAGAACCAACATTTACACTTATTAAACCTACTAATATTGGTATTATAAATCCTAATATTAAATATAGAATTACATGTTTTATTTTTATATTTTTCATTTTTATTTCTCCATTATAATTTTAAACATTTATTTACTACCCTTAACATACATTCCAACCATTTCTCCGAGGATTCTTATATCGGATGATTCGTCTAGGTTTATTATTATAGGGGTGTATGATTTGTTTTCTGGTTGGAGGATTATTTGATTTTCTTTTTTGTAGAATCTTTTTAGGGTAGTTGTATCGTCAATAAAAACTGCGGCTATTGTTCCGTTTTCTACTTGTGGAGTTTGTTTGAAAAAAACTAAATCTCCTTCGTGAATTCCTGCGTCTATCATTGAATCTCCGTCAGCATAAAGGCAGAAGTCTGAGTCTATCATTTCTGGGTCTGCTGTGAAATATCCTTCATAGTTTTCTGCTGACATTACCGGCTTTCCACATTGGATATGACCTAGTATGGGGATTTTTATTATTTTTTTAACTGATATTACTCCTGGTATATTTGATAGGTCGGTTTTGTCCTTTTCCCAACCCATAATATAAGATGGAGATACATCAAAAAGATTAGCTAATGATTCAATTTTATCTTGTGGAATATTAGTTATTATTCCATTTTCATACTTATGTAAAGTTTGTTTACTAGCTCCTATAATTTTACCAACTTCTTCTTGAGTTAAATTTCTTTCTGTTCTTAAATTTTTAATGATATTTCCTTTATTTATTTTCATAGTATTTACCTCTTATATAAATAATACAACAAAAAAGTAAAAGAAAAGGTAAAATATATCTTGACAAGTTACAAAAAGCATTGTATTATATAAATAACTTAATAAGTTACTGAAAGGAGTGATGTATTTGAGAAGAGATGAATTGAAAGGAATTATTGTAAGTAAAGGAAAAACTCAAAAAGATGTTGCAGATTACTTAGATATGTCTGAAAAAACTTTTAATACGAAATTAAAAAATGGAATATTTGGATCGGATGATATTGATAAAATGATTGATTTTTTAGACATAGAAGATCCTATGTGGATTTTTTTTGACAGAAAAGTAATTTTAAAAGATACCAAACAAATATCTTTTGTAAAACTGAACTAAGAAAATTTATGGAGATTTCTTTTGGTGGTGTTAAAAATGACAAAGAAAAAGAAAGGAAAGGGATAATGGCTAATTTTATTAGTAATGATGAAGAGAAAGATTTTTTTGATGGTTTATCTAATAAGTTAAATAAATCAAAGACTAAGGTTTATATGAATTTTAGTTTGGTTGGTTTAAAGGATATTGGAGATTATGTCGATAAGGCTATTGAGGTTAGAGAAAGATATCCTGAATATGATTTTGAAATTGAGATTGGATGCTAATAAAAAAAGAGCACCTTCGTGCCCTTGTATTTAATCTTCACGCAATTGTTTAAATGGTTTGCTTATAGGTTTAGATATTGCGTTTTTGACTTCTTTTTCAATTTCTAGGTATTTTTTAGCGAATTCTGCTGGACTTATATCTGGATTGGTTTTTAGGTAATAGTCAGCATAGATTGTTGCTATATGTTCATATTTTTTGTAAGGATATTTTTCTGACATATAATCACCTCCTTTCTGGTTTTAATTATACCATATATAGGGGGTTAGTATTTATGGAAACTAGATATAGTATGTTAAAAGATTTAAGGAATAAATATAAGCTTACTCAAAAATTTATTGCTGAGCTTTTGGAAATAAGGACTAATGTTTATCAAGGATATGAGTATGGAAATAGGGAGCTTCCTATTAAACATGCTAAGAGATTGGGTAGGTTTTTCCAATTTGATTGGTGGTTATTATATGAAGATTAGAAAGGAGTTTTTATGGCTAGTAGAAAGTTTATTACTACTATTGAGGTCGCTTCGAAGGAGTTGGAGTGGGAAAAGCAGGCTTTGATGGCTGCGGCTAGACAAAATAAGCTTACTTTTGCTACTGGTGTTTATAATCCAGATAAAGATTCTTGGAGATATTATGTTGATGTTAATACGCTTAATAAGTGTGTTAAGGGAGAAAAAGAGATTTTTAGAGCTTGATTAATTTAGGGGGAAGAATGAATGAAAAGATTCTTGGAAAAGATAGAGGTTGATAAATTAATTGAAGATAATTTCAATTCTATAGCTGAGTTTTGTAGAGAACTTAATATTTCTAGATCACATTTTGATGGAATGATGAAAAAGGAAATAGCTTGTGGGAGAAAAACTCAAAATAAGTTAAAAAATTTGCTTAAAGCTTATGGAATTGATATTGAAGATTTGCTTGAACCTTTACCGATTATTATTGGAGATAAAAAGGTTAAGGAAATTATAATCTCTGATAATAAAAATAGGTTAATAGTTTCTATTAATTCTAATAGTGAGATAAGCGATAAAAATTACAAAGTAGAGTATATCCCATTTTCTTAATCTAAGTGGTTTTGATTTATTTAAGGAGGAAGAATGAAAGATTTAAAAATTTTTGAAAACAATGAATTTGGAGAAGTGAGAACAACTGTTATAGATGATGAACCTTATTTTAGTTTGAATGATGTTTGTAGGATTTTGGAAATTAAAAATCCAAGAGATGCTAAGTCTAGATTAAATTTAGATGGCGTCGGTAGTACCGACGGTGTCGATTCTTTAGGAAGAAGAACAGATGTAACAATGATTAATGAATCAAACTTATACAAGCTAATTTTCCAAAGTAGAAAACCAGAAGCAGAAAGATTTGCTGATTGGGTAACAAGCGAAGTTTTACCAGCTATAAGAAAACACGGGGCATATATGACAGACGGAGTTATAGAAAGAACTCTTACGGATCCTGATTATTTGATAATGCTTGCTACTAATCTAAAAGAAGAAAAGGCAAAAAGAGCCTTGGCAGAGGCAGTAAATGAAAAGAACAAACCAAAGGTATTATTTTCCGACACTGTATCAGCATCTAAAAGGTCTTGTCTAATGGGAGAACTTGCCAAGATGATAAGTCAAGAGGCTATAAGACAAGGGAAATTAGATAAAAAGATAGGACAAAATAAACTTTTCGCTTGGATGAGAAACAAAGGTTATTTATGCAAGGGTGGAGAAAGAAGAAACCAACCTAAGCAAGCGTATGTAGAACAAGGTTTATTTGAGATAAAAAAAGGCACAAGGCTTGATGGGCAAGGAAACAACATTGTTACAAGCACAACCAAGATAACAGGTAAAGGACAGATTTATTTTGTAAATAAGTTTTTGGGATAGGAGGAAGTTATGAGTAAAAGAAGAATTAAAAAAAGAAGTGAAGTTTTTGAAATGTTAGATGGAAGAAAGCTTGATGATACTTGTGTGAGATTTACTGCCAAGCCAGAAAGGGAAAGAATGAGGGATAAGATTTTGGGAGTTTCTATTGTGGCTATGTTAATGCTTTTGGCAATTGGTGGGCCTAATGAAAACATTAAAAATGCTGGAGTTGTGATGATGTTTATTAGTTCTTTGATGGCATTTTTTGCATAAAAATAAGCCGACTGCAATCGGCTTTTTAGAAATATATTTATAGGATTATTATACTACGTTTTGAGTTTTTGAAAAGGCAAGAGATCTCTCCGCTCGTTTCACTCGGTCGAGATGGGTCGGGGGATTTTAAATAAGAGGGTGTAGATATGGAATATAAAAATTGGATAGATGACTTAGATAATAAAAAAATAATTAAAATAAAGGGATTTGCTGGTAGAAGATTTTTATTATACATCGAACTAGTAAGAGATGATAAGAAATTTATTATTGAAGTATATTTTTGTGAAATTCATGGGAAAAATACAATTCCTGAATTGTGGTTTAAAAATGGATATACTAACAAAGTTTTAAATAAATACATGTGTATTTCAACGTGTTGTAGGAATAAAGATGGTATTCTTAGTGCCAAATTTAATCCACAAATTAAAGGCATACATGAAATTAATTTTGATTATATGTTAGAGAGTAATCAGGAAAATCTAAAGAAATTGATAGATAAGACTATAGAAATGTATGTGGGAAATATAAAAGAATTATAAGTTGGAGATTGTTTATGAAAATTGAAAATCAAGTTATGTTTATGAAAAATTTAATTAATGTTGATGATGAGGATGTTATTTCTCTTGGTGAGTATTTCAATGGAGTTGGGTCTGGTTTAAATCCTAGAAAGAATGGTTGTAATGAAGATTGTTTTGATATGCACTTTTTAGTTTTATGTGAACTAAAAAGAAGGGGAATCTTTAAGGGAGATATTGAAAGATTTATTTGAAAGAAAAATTAAAAATTAGTTGTAAATTTTGTGCAAAAAAAGAATGAGGTCGATTGACCTCATCCAGTGTGTATATCTTCATATATAATATACCTCTGGAATTTCTTTTTGCAAGGGAGATTGCCTATTTTTCAAGGAAGTTTCTACTTCCTTTAGGTGCTTGTAATGGGTATTATCTTTTGCGACATTCATGGGGAATTATATATGAGAAATTTTATTAGAGAAAAGAAAATAGTTTGTGGAAAAAAATATATGGAAGTTGATCTATATTCTTTAAATGAAAATCAACTTGATAGAAAAAAATCTAAGAGGAGCAAAAAGAAAAAAGTATCTCTACCAAAACAGGATAAGCTTAATGATAAAAATGCTAGAAGAAAATTTATATGGCTTGCTGAATCAAATTTTGGGGAAGGGGATATATTTTTAACTCTTACCTATAAGGATAAATATTTACCTAAGTCTTATGATGAGGCTAATAAGGAGATGACTAATTTTTTTCTAAGGATTAGAAGAAGGATAAAAACGTTGGGATTAGATGATGAATTCAAATATATAGTAGTTACTTCTGAAAAGAAAAGTAAAGATGAGTCTATTAGGTTTCATCATCATTTACTTATAAAAAGTTCCTTGGGTAGAGATGAGATAGAAAATTTATGGAGGAGAAAAAGAAAAAAGGGAGAAAAGATTGGAGATACTATAGGTTATGCTAATAGCAAAAGAATACAAGAGGATGTGAATACAGGTATTTTGGGCTTGGCAAATTATTTGGCTAGGCATTGCACCTATAGGAGAAGGTGGTCTTGTAGTAAAAATTTAGAAAGACCATATATAAGAACGAATGACCACAAATATTCCAGGAAAAGATTAATAGAATATGCTCTTGATCCTTACGATGTGAATAGGTGGGAGAAAATATATAAGGGTTACAAGATTACCGATAAGGATAACGGGATAGTGGCTACTTATAATGATTTTACCGGGTGGTCTATATATTTAAAACTTAGAAAGAGATTATGTTAGGAGAAAAAGATGGAAAGATTTAGTATTTTAAATCCAAATTTATTTGAGGAGTTTCTTGCAACTTGTGACAGTCATTTAAATGCAGTTATGATAAAAATTTTAAAGGGAGAATTTGGCTCTGGAGATATAGATATAAAAATCTCCTTATCTGCTGTTGAAGATGAGATAAAGATACCGAGGGAAGGTAATGATTTTGAAATAAAACCATTTGTAAAGCCTATTATTAATTTTAATGTGAAATCAAGCTTGAAAAAGTCTTTTTCTGATAAGGGAGCTAGTGATACAGACAATATGGTTATTGAGCTTTCTGATAAGTGTATAAAGATTGGCAAGATTGATGATGGGCAAATGGATTTTTTGGATTAGGAGGAAGAAATGTTTTTAAAAATTAAAGTTTCTGATAAATCGGCTATATTTTTGAATACTGATTTTTTTAGGATTTGTAGGGTTGATGTTGATAATGATATTGCTCATTTGGAGATTATTAATAGGAATGGGGAAGAGGAAGTATTTGATGATATTGAATATTCTGGAGATTTTAAAAATTATGTGGAGGGTCTGTATTGAATTTACTTATTAAGAGATTAATTATTATGCTGATTATTTGTGATTTTTGCTATTTTGGTTTTAAAAGATTTGGAAAAATAAAGTTAGATTTTTCTAGGTTTGATTTTGGATTAGTATTTGGTCAATTATCAGCTTTGGCTTTTGTTGGAATTATAGTTTATAGGTTTTTGGGATAGGAGGAGTTTTGTTAAAGATTAAAACTAATAGGTTTTTTAAGAATTTGCTTAATGGTTTTGGTAGACCTAAGGGGATTTATGTAAATATAAAGCAAGATGAGAAATCAACTATTATTTGCGTTAAGGAATATCAGTTTGATTTGAGGGAGATAGGACTTTGTTTGAAAGAAGTGGAGGAAATTGATGAAAAAGAAAGTGAATGATGTAAAAGATATGCTTGTTAGTATAGAGTTTGATCCTATAGAAATTGGGTTTATTCAAGCGTGTATTGATACTTATTTGGAAAAGGCAAGGGATAAATTAGGAGATAAAGATGGTGTGATTAATTTACCATTAATTGAACCTGTGGGAAAGACTTGTCTTGGGAAATTTGATAAGGCTATAGATGAGTTGGAAAAAAATTATGAATGGGGAAAAATAAATGATAAATAATTTAACTCTAGTAGGTAGGCTTGTAAGAGATCCTGAGCTTAGGTATACAAAATCTAGCAGGGCAGTTTGTTCTTTTGTGCTTGCAGTAGATAGGGAAATGAGCAAGGAAAAAAGAGAAGAGGCAAAGGCAAATAATTATCCTACGGCAGATTTCCCAAGGATTGTTGTGTGGAACAAAATGGGAGAAACATGCTCGAAGTACCTCCAAAAAGGCTCATTGGTTGCTATAGTTGGGAAAATTCAAACAGGATCATACAAGGACAAGGACGGAAAGATGGTTTATACAACTGATGTAATAGCTGATAGGGTTAGGTTTTTGAATACAAAGTCTAGTGGAGATAATAAGGATAAGGCTTATAACAATATAACTAACATTGATGATTATTTTGATGATGATTTTGTGGAAATTCAGGATGATAATATTCCTTTTTAGGTGAGTTATGGAAAGATTATATTTTATGGTAACGGCAGACGAATTGGAATGGCCTATTGCTGTTGGTAATAGTATTGAGGAATTAGCAAAAGACAGTGGCAAGAATAAGATGACTATTTATTCTAAGATGAGAAATCAAAGGAAAGGTTTAAATAGTAGAGGCTATAAGGTGGAAGTTGTGGAGGTGGAAGAATGTTAATTTTAGAGATGACAGAAGATACGAAAGATGAACTATTGAAAGAGATTGACAGAATCTTGTCTGATGTTAAAAATTTTAGAAATAAAGGAGTTGGGGAGTTGTTTAACTGCATAGATAAACTAGAAAATGACCTTGAAATTTTTGCAAATGACTTAGAATTTGAGTTAATGGAGGTTGAAGAATGAAAACAAATATTAAAGTTGTATTTAAAGATGATATGAAATGTTTATTTGATGCAGATATTTTTAGATTTGAAGATAACGGATTTTGTTATTTGGAGATTTTTCACAAAGAAGATGACTATGAAGTTGTTGCTTGTATATCAACATCTGAAATTAAATATCTAATGTTTGTGGAGGTAGAGGAATGAAAACTAAGGAATTTATTAAAAAAGTCGAAGAGTTAGGTTATAAGGCTCGTAAAATATTTACACAAATAGATATTATTTCTAATGGTTTTATAATTGCTAGAGTATACACAAATCGAATGTATGCTATGAATGCTTTTACTTTTATAAATATTGAATGGAGAAATCAAGACAAACTTTTTGACCTTATTGTTGAGTATGTAAAGACCCCTATCGAGGATAGAAAGGAAGAAACTAGGTTTTATTTGGAACATAGGTATTTTAGATTTGATAATGGATCAAGAAAATATTTAGGAATGGATATTGTAAAATATAAGCCAGATTTATATTCTAAAATAACATATAGGTGGGTAAAAAATCAATTTACAAAAAAAGAAATTGATGAAATCAAAGAAAAATTTAATACAGATTTAGCTGATTTTGAAATGATTGAGGTTGAAGATGACTAATCTCCAAAGTTTTAAATCTTTACAGGCTAATGGTTTTGGTAAAAATTTTGAGAAATTAATTGATTTGGCTTGTAAATATTATAGGTCTGAGGGCAAGGCTGATATTTCTAAGGTTGATGAGCCTTTTAGGGTTATTAGGCTTAAAAAGGCTGGTCGATTTGAAGGGCAGTTTACTAAGAATGCTAATCCGGATTTTGAAGGTACCCTTGATGGTGGCAGGTCTATTTGTTTTGAGGCCAAGTATACAAGAACTGATAGGATTAAACAAAGTGTGGTTTCGGATAAGCAGGCAGAGGTTTTGGAGATTAAAAGTAGACTTGGTGGTCTTGCTGGTGTTTGTGTTGGTATTAAGGACAGGTATTTTTTTATTCCTTGGCAGGTTTGGTCTAATATGAAGGATATTTTTGGTAGGAAGTACGTTAAGGCTGATGATCTATATAAATATGAGGTTATCTTTAGGCAAGGTGTAAGATTTTTGGATTATAAGTATGAGTAAGGTTTTAAATATTAATGATTGTTCTTTATTTTTGGAGATTGTTATTTATGTTTTGAAAAATAGGTTTGATTTTTCGGATAGTGATATTGAAGATTTTATTTGTGAAATTGAAATGAAAATTGATGACAATTTTGAGGAGGTTTTTAATGATTAGGTATAAGGCACCTTATGTATTGGATAAAAATGTTGGAGATATTGGTTATGATATTAGAGCTATTGAGGACAAGTGGTTAGAGCCTATGGAAACTGTTACTATTTCTACTGGTGTTTTTTTGGAATTAGATAATAGATATTATGCTGATTTAAGACCAAGGTCTGGTAATTCTAGTAAAGGTCTTATTTGCAATCTAGGTTTGATTGATACTTCTTATAGGGGTGAAATTAAGGCCTCTATTACTAACTTAACTGGTAATGATTATGAGATTAGAAAAGGCGATAGGATTGGGCAACTTGTTTTTAGGAAAGAAAGTATGGTTGATTTGGAGAAAGTTTTGGAGATTGATTGTAATACTGATAGAGGTGTTAAGGGTTTTGGGTCTTCTGGTAGGTAGTTATGAGAATTAGGAAGAACATTTATACCAAAAAGTATGTAGATATTATAAGGGCTACTGAATTTCTAGAAGGTAAAAATTTGGGATTGGATATTGCTTTACAGAAGTTGATTTTAATTCCCATGCTATATCTTCGTGATAAGGAAGGTTATGGAACAAAAAGACTTGAAAACTTTATTGATTATTTTAAGTTTACTATGGACTGTCTTGATGATGATAGTGTAAGTCTTAAAGAAATTGCTGATACTTTGGAGAGTGAAACGGGGATTTCTTTTAAGGGGATTTTAGATAAAAAATAGATGTTTATTAAATTAGAGGAGAATGAATGCAAGATATATACGCAAATTTAGTAAAGGATAAGTTAAAGAGATATTTCTATGCTATAGATTTTATTGATAGAGCTGAAAGGAGGATTGATGAATTAAGTAGTTTGAAAGAAGGTAAGACTATTGTTTCTTATGGTAATAAGCCTCCTTATGGTGGAACCTCGGATAATGATAAGTTATTAAATGTTTTGGCAGAGATTGATTTGTTACAAACTAACATAAAAGAAAATAGAAAGATTATTGAAGAGGTTGATTATGCTTTTAAAAGTATGAGTGAAATCCAAAAGGATATTACCTTGGAGATTTATGGTAGACCTTATAAGTATAACAAAATACAGAATCTGAAAGATAAGTATCATTATGAGAAGGCTCATCTTTATAACTTGGCCAATGATGGTTTGGTTCATATTGCTTTAACTTTATTTGGTAATTATTAAGTAGATAAAGTACTTTGATAAAAATATCTAAGAATTGGACTTTTAGTGGACACTTTATACGGAAATAGGGTGTATAATGGTAGTGTGAAAGTGAGCGGGAAAATCCTCCATGATTAGTTACTATCGCTTACTTTCTAGTAACATACATTCTCATTAGAGTCTCCTAGTTTATAAATTATTTTTGAAAGCTACCACCACCTTTGTGTTGGTAGTTTTTATTTTACATAGAGAAAGGGTTATGTATGGCCAAGGAAAGATTGGATAGGACTGGACCTCATAGGGCAACCTTTGAGAGGAACAAGAAGATAATATTAAAGACACAGAACGTATGTGGAATATGTGGCAAGCCTGTTGATTTGAGTTTGAAACCACCTAATCCACTAGCTCCTTGTATTGATCATATTATTCCTGTATCAAAGGGTGGACATCCTAGTGACATTGATAACTTGCAGCTTGCTCATTGGTCTTGCAATAGAGCAAAGTCAGACAAGTTATTTAAAAATAAAGTAAACATGGAGCCTGAAGTGTTAGGAAATAGGAATCTTCCTTGGTCAATTGATTGGACAAAATATAAACCAAAAAAATTTAAAGGTTTATAGGGGGATACCCCCCTCCCCAAGCGGTCGGCCGGAGTTTAGCCATCCACTGTACATTTTTTATCATGCGTAGTTAATTATTTTTTTAGAAAGGGAATTTATGGAATATGATTTAGAGTTTTTAAGGCGAAAATTGAATAGTTTTGAGCCTATGGTTAGGAAAAGATACTTATATTATGATTCTAAATTTAGGGAGAATGATTTTGGTATAACTATCCCTCCACATATTAGGCAGATGTATAGGTCATCACTTGGCTGGTGTGCTAAGGCTGTGGATAGCTTGGCTGATAGACTTGTTTTTAAAGAATTTTCAAATGATTTATTCGATTTGAATGAAATATTTAACCTGAATAATCCAGATATATTTTTTGATTCGGCAATTCTATCTGCTCTTATTTCTTCTTGTTGTTTTATTTATATATCAATGGGTAAAGAGGGTTATCCAAGGTTACAGATAATTGAGGGAAGCGAAGCAACTGGAGTTATAGATCCTATTACTGGGCTATTGAAAGTCGGATATGCAGTTCTTGATAAGACTGAAAATGGAAATCCAAAGACGGAAGTTATGTTTTTACCAGATAGGACTGAATATTATTTGGAAGATGAACTTTATTCTAGTGTGAAAAATCCTGCTGGTGTTCCTTTGTTAGTTCCTATTATTTATCGTCCAGACGCTGTAAGGCCTTTTGGTAGGTCTAGGATTACTAGAGCCTCTATGTATTTCCAAGCCCACGCTAAAAGAACACTTGAAAGAGCAGATGTAACAGCAGAATTTTATTCTTTCCCACAAAAGTATGTGGTTGGATTAAGTCAGGATGCTGAACCATTAGATAAGTGGAAGGCTACAGTTTCATCTATGCTACAATTTACAAAAGACGATGAAGGAGATAGCCCAAAGCTCGGACAGTTTTCTCAACCATCAATGAGTCCATTTACTGAACAACTAAGGACACTAGCATCAGGATTTGCTGGAGAAACTGGACTTACCTTAGATGATTTGGGATTTATAACTGACAACCCGTCATCAGCCGAGGCCATAAAGGCAAGCCACGAAACATTAAGAATTACTGCAAGAAAGGCACAAAGGTGTTTTGGGTCTGGATTTTTGAATGTTGGATATGTGGCAAGGTGCTTGAAAGATGGATATCCTTATTTGAGAAACCAATTTTATGAAATAAAACCTACTTGGTATCCAGTATTTGAACCAGATGTAACTACACTTTCAGGAATTGGAGATGCTTCAATTAAAATTAATCAAGCCATACCAGGATTTTTTGGAAAAGATAATCTATCGGATCTTACTGGTTTTGATGCAAGCAAAAATCCACCAGTAATAGAGGATAAAGATGAAGAATGAAGAAGTTAAGGACATTGTTCCTGGTATTTACAATGAAATTGAAAAATCTTTTGATTTAAAGACAAAAGAATCTAAAATAATCAAAAATAAATTAGTTGCATTAAAAAATAAGAAAGCTAATTACAAGGATGCCAATGAATTTGCTATTGAAGTTGGAAATATTCTTGCTGATACTTTCCAGGATAAAATAAAAACTGAAGATTTACCAGATGGGAAGATGTACTATAATATAGCTAAAAGATTGATAGAACCCAATATGGTAAGAAATCACGATTTAGTTTCTGAATATTCGAAAGAAGTTCAAAGTTTATTAAATAAACAAGCTAATATATCTATACAAGCACAAAAGGCAGACTTAAAGCAAGATAGGATTGATAAGCTGGTAGATAAAATTACTAAATATGATTCTTTTGAAGATGGTAAATGGTTATTGAATGAACCAATAATAAATTTTACCCAAGCTGTAGTTGATGAAACTATCAAAAAGAACGCTAATCTACATTATAAAAGTGGGCTAAATCCTAAGATTATAAGAAAAGAGCATGGTAAATGTTGTGATTGGTGTAAAGAAATAGTTGGAACTTATTCTTATCCAGATGTACCAGAAGATATTTACAGAAGGCACAGGCATTGTAGGTGTACGGTTGACTATTATCCAGGAGATGGAAAAAAGCAGGATGTATGGTCTAAAAAGTGGAAAAATGTCAACGAAGATGATAAAATAAAAGAAAGAATAGAATTATCAAATAAGACAAACTTCTCAATTAATTCTAAACAGTTTGGCAAGAAGTCTAGTAAACACATGAAAGATTATGGACTAGACGTTAGTTCAAAAGCAGATAGAAAAAAGTTTGTTAGAATTATTAATGATATTGTAGAAAACCATGATAGTGTTATTAGAAATATAAATTGGAGAGGTCAAACAAATACCGTTATAGCTTATGTTAAAGGTAAAGATGTAGTATTGGTTGACAAAAATAACGAATTTATAACTATTTTGAAAGGAGGTATTAATAATGCTAGGATTAAGAACGCAGGAAAACAATAAATTTATTAAATTTTTCAAATTGGTTCAAGATGAAGCTAGTAAAGCAAATAAAGTTTTCTTTTTGGATTTTGGAGAATGTGAAGATATAGATTTTATGGATATGGAAGTAGATTCTTTATTTGGTTGGTTAATACCTGAAGAAATAGTAGATAAATTTAAAGTGAGATTTGAAAAAGAAAAAGATTTATCAGGTTGGGATGACTACTGTGTATGGGTTATTCCAGAAATAAAAGATAATAAATTAAATATTGTATTTGAATAAAGCACAACTAAACTTACAGGTGTAAGATTTTAGAGGTGCTTTTTTGTTGGAGATTTTGACCTAAGTATGTCGTTAAACTGCTATTTTTTATTGTAATTTTGAAAGGGGTTTGTATTGAATAGATTAGGTAAGCAGACTCCTACCCAAAAGATAAGTCAAGGATATAAAAAATCTGATTATAAAAAATGCGTAGAACTTTATGAAGGATCTAAGAGAAAAACCATGGAGTGGCAGAGGTTAATTTTAAAAGACCTTTTAGCCATTAATAAAGATGGGCTATGGACCCATACCAAGTGTGGTTATTCTTTGCCAAGAAGAAATGGTAAATCTGAAATTTTAGTTATGAGAGAGCTTTATGCTCTATTAAATGGGGAAGTTGTAAACCATACTGCTCATAGGACTAATACTTCTCATGCTTCTTGGGAAAAGTTGTGTAGGGTTTTAGATGATGCAAATATTGAATATGAATCCTTAAGGGCTACTGGTCGTGAACGTGTGGAGATTCCTGAAACTGGTGGAAGGGTGGAGTTTAGAACAAGAACTTCTACTGGTGGACTTGGAGAAGGCTTTGACCTTTTAATAATCGATGAGGCACAAGAATATACGGACGACCAAGAATCTGCTCTTAAATATACGGTAACATCTTCGAAAAATCCTCAAACTATAATGTGTGGAACTCCACCAACTCCTATATCTTCTGGTATGGTTTTTGTTAATTTTAGAAAACAATGTTTAACTTCAAAACCAAACAATGCCTATTGGGCAGAATGGTCTGTACCAGAAATGTCTGATATTCACGACAGAGAGTTGTGGTATAAAACTAATCCATCTTTAGGGACTATTTTTACTGAAAGGTCTATTGAAGATGAGATTGGCTCAGATGAAACAGATTTTAATATACAAAGATTGGGGTTGTGGATCTCATACAACCAAAAATCAGCTATAACTGAAAAAGAATGGCAAAGGCTAAAATTAAAGTCTTTACCTATCCTCACTGGAGAAATGCACGTTGGAATAAAATTTGGAAATGATGGAACTAATGTATCTTTGGCTGTTGCTTGTAAGACTTTATCAAAAATGGTTTTTGTTGAAGCTATTGATTGTCAGAATGTTAGAAATGGCGATAATTGGATAATTAATTTTTTAGTAAAAACTAAGCCTAAAGCTGTTGTGATAGACGGGGCAAGCAGGCAATTTATTTTGCAGGATGAATTAAAAGAAGCTAAGGTTAAAAATATTATCTTACCTACTGTAAAAGAGATTATAAACGCAAATTCTCTTTGGGAACAGGGGATTTTTGATAAATCTATTGGCCATATGGATCAACCTTCTTTATCACAAGTTGTAACTAACTGTGAAAAAAGAAATATAGGTTCTTCGGGTGGATTTGGTTATAAAAGCCAATTTGATGATATGGATATATGTCTAATGGATGCGTGCTTACTTGCCCATTGGGCAGTGAAAGAAATAAAGTCTAAAAACAAGCAGAAAATTATATATTGATTATTAAAGTGGATCTAAACTATCAGTTTATATCCACTTTTTTAATATAAAAATACCGGACACGGGGAAATGGAGTAGAGGAAATGAGCGAATTTAAAGTAATTGAAAGTCAAGAAGAATTTGATGCGATTATCAAACCAAGATTAGAAAGAGCAATCAAAAAGGCAAAAGAGGAAGCAGAGGAAGAATTTGCAGAATCAATAAATAGCCTAAAAAACGAAAATGCTAGTCTTAAAAATGAAGTGGCAGGATACAAGGAAAGTTTAGAAGATGTAAAGGTTAAAAATGAAACTATAAAGGGGCTTAATGAAAAGATTTCTGCTTTTGAAAGAGCTGAGGTTAAAAGAAATATAGCCCTAGAATATGGTTTGCCTTTAAAGCTTGCTGAAAAGATTTCTGGAGATGATGAAGATTCTATGAAAAAAGATGCAGAAGGTATGGCCAAATATTTTTCAGAATCTAAAAAATCTTATGAACCACCACTAAAATCTTATGAAAATAAGGTTGATGAAAAAGACCAAGCTTTGAAAAAACTTCTTGATGGTCTTGATATGGAAGGAGAATAAATATGGTATTAAGCAGAGGGGAATTGTTCCCAGAAATTTTAGTAAATGATTTAATGAATAAGGTTAAAGGTAATTCATCTTTGGCTGTTTTATCCAAACAAACTCCAATTTCTTTTAATGGAAATAAAGAATTTGTTTTTTCTATGGATAAGGAAGTTGACATTGTTGCAGAAGGCGGACAAAAATCTGAAGGTGGAATAAGCCTTGATACTGTTATTATGGTTCCATTAAAAATTGAATATGGTGCTAGAGTAACAGATGAATTTTTGTATGCATCAGAAGAATATAAGTTAAATATCTTGAAAGCCTTTAATGATGGATATGCAAAAAAAGTTGCTAAAGGTTTAGACCTTATGGCTTTTCATGGGGTAAACCCAAGAACTGGACAAGCATCTACTGTAATTGGAGATAACTATTTTGATAAGAAAGTTACTCAAACAGTTGTATTTAATGCTAAAAATCCTGATGAAAATATTGAAAGTGCTGTCGGTTTAATTAGAGGTTCTGAGGGAGATATAACAGGAGCTGCTTTTGACCCAACATTTGCAACCGCTATGGCAAAACAAACAGTAGATGGAAAAGAAGGTACACCAAGATTATTCCCAGAATTAAGATGGGGTGCAAATCCTGGTTCTGTAAACGGATTAAAAGTTGATGTAAATGCTACTGTTGGTAAAGGTACAAAAGATAAGGCTATTGTTGGGGATTTCTCTAATATGTTCAAATGGGGATATGCAAAACAAATTCCATTTGAAGTAATAAAATATGGGGATCCTGACAATTCTGGAAAAGATTTGAAAGGATATAACCAAGTGTATTTAAGATGTGAAACTTACTTAGGCTGGGGAATACTAGATCCTAATCACTTTGCAATTATAAAGGAAGGTGAATCATCATAATGTTTGAATATATAAATACAAAAACTGGGGCTAGAATTTCTAGCCCTGATGTTTTATCAGGAGAAAACTGGGAGCTATACGAAGGTATAGAAACTACTGACCGTGAGCCTCTAGATCCTACAGACAATAATACCAATGTTGATAATACAGAAGTAGAAGAATCCGTATTAGCTCCAACCGAAATAACAAAAAAAGAAATAATGGCAGAATTAGATGCTTTAGGAATTGAATATAATCCAAAAGCAAGAAAAGATGAATTATATAAGCTTATGATGGGAGAATAAAATGGAGTATTGCTCTGTTGATGATGTTATTTCTTTATGGAGACCTTTAAAAAATGATGAAATTTTAAGAGTTAAAGAGCTTATTCCAGTTATTATAAGTTCCTTAAAAGTTGAGGCAGACAATGTTGGAAAAGATTTAGACCAAATGGCAAAAGATAATGAAGCTTATAGTGATGTTTTAAAATCGGTTATTGTTGATGTTGTGGCAAGAACGTTAATGACTGCAACTGACCAAGAGCCAATGACCCAATATTCTGAATCGGCTTTGGGATATTCTTTTTCTGGTTCTTTTCTTGTGCCTGGTGGTGGACTTTTTATTAAAAAAAGTGAGCTTTCTAGGCTTGGACTTAAAAGACAAAGATATGGGGTGATAGATTTTTATGAAGATCCATGGAATTACAGTGGAATTGATACAGAAGATTAAAGTTGGTGAAGATCCTTTTGGTGGGGATATTTACCAGGAGAAACCTATAAAGGTGGACAATGTCTTAGTAACTCCTACAAATTCGGATGATATCATTAATTCTCAAAACCTATATGGAAAAAAAGCTGTTTACACCTTAGGTATTCCAAAAGGTGATGAAAATATTTGGGAAGATAATGAGGTTTTGTTTTTTGGTCAAAGATTTAAAGTTTTTGGAAAAGTAACACAGGGAATAGATAATCTCATACCCCTATCACGGAATAAAAAAGCTTATGTAGAGGTAATCGAATGAGTAAGGTTAAATTTATTTTGAATAGAAAAGGTGTATCTCAGCTTTTAAAAGGCGAAGAAATGCAAGGTGTTCTTGAATCTTATGGATCAGATATAAAAAAACGAGCTGGAGAAGGTTATGAAATGAACTCTAGGGTTGGGAAAACCAGAGCAAACACTATGGTTTATGCTGATTCTATTAGGGCAAAAAGAGATAACCTTAAAAACAATACCCTTTTAAAGGCTATGAAATGATTATTGAAGAAATTTTAAAAGATTTTTTGAAAGAAAAATTAAAGATGGATGTTTTTTTAGAATATCCTAAAAATTATAAGAAAGATGATTTTATTTTAATTGAAAAAACTAGCAGTTCAAACGAAAATAAACTTTTATCAGCTACTTTTGCTATACAGTCTTACGGAGAAAGTATCTACAAGGCTGCAATAAATAACGAAAAAGTAAAAGAAGCTATGTTATTTTTAGCAAATGATAATAGAATAGGTTCAGTTAAATTAAATTCTGATTATAATTTTACGGATTTAGAAATGAAAAGATGTAGGTATCAAGCTGTTTTTGATATTTACTATTATAAAAGATAAAGGAGAAAAATATGGCTGATGTTAATAATGTATCTTATGGTAAGCCCCTAACAGATGGGGCTATTTCTACAGCTCCACTTGGCTCAACCTTACCAACAGATGCAACTACAAAATTAGATACAAAATTTAAATCTTTGGGTTATGTATCTGAAGATGGAATTACAAATGAAAATAGTCCAGAGTCTGAAAAAATTAAAGCATGGGGCGGAAAAACTGTTCTAGTATCACAAACTGAAAAACCAGACACTTATCAATTCACATTAATTGAAGTATTAAACCTTGATGTTTTAAAGGTTGTATATGGGGATGAAAATGTATCAGGAACATTAAAAACAGGAATAACTATAAAGGCAAATGCTAAACCAATGCAGGCAAGGTGTTTTGTTATAGAAACCTTATTAAATGGAGATACCATAAAAAGAATGGTAATTCCTAATGGTGTAATATCTGAAGTAGGAGAAATTTCCTACAAAGATGATGAAGCTATAGGATATGAAACAACTATTGAATGTCTACCAGATAAGGATGGTAATACGCATTATGAATATATAAAGGGAGCTGAAACAAGATCAGGCGAGGTATCTTAATGAATAAAAATAAGAGAAAAAATAAACCTATTAGAATAAATAATAAGATAATAAGAGGAATTACAAAGTCAGGATTTAGATTTTCTGTTAATTCAGATGTTTTTAAGGATATGGAAGTTTTGGAGATTTTATACCAGATTGAAGATAATCCAATCCTTATTCCAAAGTTTTTAGAAAAAACGTTAGGTAAAAAACAAAAGGAAAATTTATATAATTTTGTAAGAAATGATAAGGGAACAGTTCCTGCTGAAAAAGTATCTGAAATAGCTTTGGAAATTTTTGAAAGTAAAGAACTAAAAAACTTTTTCACCTTGCCAAGATAATTAAAGATTACGAGAAAGAGATGATATGCGATTTGGCTCAATATTATAATATATACAATTATGAACAGCTAGCTTTTAATAAGTTGGCTGTTTTTGTTTTTGGTTTGCCTGAAAATTCTAGGCTTATGAAAAAACTAGCAGGCTTAAAAGTAGATTTGAACACTGTAATAATGACAGGGATATTTGATAGATTATCCCTGCTTTTATATAGCATAGCAGGATCTAAAGAAAGTAAAAAACCAGAAGCTTTAACTGATAGTTTATTAGGTAAAAAGAAAACAAAAGAAAGAAGGCCAAACGGATATGTATCTGGCAAGGAATTTGAAAAAAGAAGACAAGAAATATTAAAAAGGATAGGTGAAGACAATGGCAAATAGTGGAACTAATTTAGGAAAAGCCTATGTCCAAATAATGCCATCTGCAAGGGGAATATCTGGTTCTATTTCAAAACTTCTAGGAGGAGAAGCAAAAAGTGCTGGGGTTTCTGCCGGATTAGGATTTGGTGGAAAACTTGTAGGAGTAGCTAGTAAAGTAATAGCTGCTGCAGGAATAGGAAAGGCCTTTGCAACATCAATTCGTGCTGGTGGGGCATTGGAACAATCTATTGGAGGAATTCAAACCTTATTTAAAGGGAGTGCAGATATAGTTAAAGGTTATGCAAAAAATGCCTATAGAGATGCACAAATTTCTGCCAATGAATATATGGAACAAGCAACAAGTTTCTCAGCATCTTTATTACAGTCTTTAGGTGGAGATACAAAAAAAGCTGCAAAAACGGCCGATATAGCAATTAAAGATATGGCTGATAACTCGGCGAAGATGGGTACTAATATTAGTTCCATTCAAGACGCTTATCAAGGATTTGCTAAGCAAAATTACACCATGTTAGATAACCTTAAACTTGGTTATGGAGGAACTAAGACTGAGATGGAACGTCTTTTGGCTGATGCTGAAAAGATTACCGGTATAAAATATGATATAAATAATTTAAATGATGTTTTTAATGCAATCCATGCCATTCAAGGAGAACTAAATATTTCCGGTGTTGCTGCTGATGAGGCTAAGACAACTTTAATTGGTTCTTTTAATGCCATGAAAGCATCTGTCCAAGATTTTGCAGGCTCTCTAGCCTTGGGAATGGATATTAAAGAACCTTTGAGTAATTTGATAACAACTACTGGAACTTTCCTTTTTGGAAATTTAATTCCTATGATAATAAATATAGGTAAGGCCATTCCAGGTGCTTTGTTACAAGCAATTTCTGAGATTGGACCAATGATGGTTAAACAAGGAAAAAGTCTTATGAAAAGTCTTGGAATAGGACTTTCTGATTCAAGCCCACTTAATGGACTTGGAGAAAAGCTTATTACTAACTTACAACCTGTAATAAATGGTATTAAAACAAGTTTAGGATTTTTACCAGAATTATTTCAAACAATTTCTCAAAGTATTATGGGAGTGATTGATATAATTGCTGAAGGTCTAGCAAAATTAGATTTCTCTGGAATTGGGAATTTAGTTTCTGCAATAATTCCTGCACTTACAAGTGGTTTTCAAACTTTCTCGTCTATTGTAGGTCCTGCCATACAAATTGTTGTAGATTCTTTTGTAGGTTTATGGAATGCTATTCAACCAGTTTTAACTATTCTAGCACAAGCTTTAATGCCTGTATTAAATATAGTGGCAAGCTTTTTAGGTGGAGTATTTAAGGGTGTATTATTAGGAGTAGCTGGAACATTTGATATTTTAAAAGGAGTTATTGAATTTCTCACACCTGTTTTTAGTGCCTTAGTTTCTGTTTTAAATTTTATATCGCCTGTATTACAAAAGATAGCCGAATGGGTTGGAGTTGCCATTGGTTTATTTGCTAATTTAGGACAAGCGGGAAACGGATTAAAAACAATGATGAAATCGGCTTGGGAAAATATCTCTAATGCTATTTCTACAGCAAAAAATATTATACATGGATCTATAACTGCTGTATCTAAAGTATTTAATAATTTAAAAAGTGCTGGAAATAGTTTGAAATCTGTGCTACAAACTGCTTGGAGATTGATAACAAGTTCTATTTCTAGTGCTGTTGGTAAAATAACAGGTTATATAGGAAATATTAAAAATTTATTTAACTCTTTGAAAAATATAAATTTATTTGATGCAGGTAAATCGATAATGAATGGTTTTTTAAAAGGTTTAAAATCTGTATGGAAGTCTATTACGGGATTTATTGGTGGAATAGCAGGTTGGATTAAATCTCACAAAGGCCCTATATCTTACGATAGAAAACTTTTAATTCCTGCTGGTAATGCTATTATCGGCGGTCTTAATAAATCTATGGTTGAAAGTTTTAAGGTTGTAAAAAGCAATGTTTTATCTATGGCAGGAGAAATCTATGATGGTTTTGATATTAATATTAAACCTATTAATTTAAGTCCAGATATTTCTGATCTTAATAAAAATATTTTGGATAATAATCTTAATTCTAAATTAGCTTTTAATGCTTATAGTGAGTACAAGGCCAATAGAGATTCAAAGCTAGAAAGTATGCTTTTAGAAATTTTATCTTTATTGAAAATTTTAACTGATAAGGATGATGATGTTTATATAGACGGAGAAAAAGTTTCTGTTATGCTTGGAAGAAAAATTGATGAGTATAAAAAGAAAAAAGATCTTTACGAAAATAGGAGAATGGGGGTGGTTATATAGATGTATGAAGTTATTGTTGATGGTGAATCTTTAAAAGATTTGATTTTTGTAACTGATGTAGAAAGGACTATGGGACCTTTTGTGAAAAATAGGATAGTAACCATACACGCCTATATCCTCCATGATATTCTTGCAACTGTTGATGTTTTAAATAAGCTATTGACTGGAGAAATTCAGGAATTTATTTTTACTGACCAGCCTGATAGGTATTGGAAGGGAAAAGTAAAAGAGGATATTAAAGTCCCAAGCTCTTATGAGATGGCAAAAATTGATATTGATATAGAAATACCAGATGGGGTTTCCTATGCTATTAAGCCTAGGGAACTTTCTTATTCTGGAAGAACAAGCTTAATATTAGAAAATGACGGGTCGGATTATGCATATCCGACCTTTGATTTTAAATTAAAAGATGATACTTATATGGTTTCCGCAGTAAGTAAGGATAAAGTTTTTCAATTTGGAGAACCTATTGAGGCAAGTCCTTTAAAGGAAGTTACCATAACTAAAGAAAAAACAACAGAAGGATATGAAACTACAAGGTCTTACATATCTATTGATAATAAGATTAAAAATATATCATCTTCAAGTTTTGATGTAAGTACCATAAATCCAAACTGGAGAACATCTGGTTCTTTTGTGGAAAGAAATAAGTCAATGCCAGCTCCTAGCAATGGAAAAGTAAAAGTTGGAAAATGGGCGACTTATTGGCAGACTGGGGAAAGAATGTCTTCCTGGGTTAAGGGAAGGACTTTTCCAGTTGCTCAAACAAAATCAGTAAGGCAATCAAAATCTTCAAAAGCTTATCTTCTAACAAACAGAGGAGTATATATAGGCTGGCTTTTGGAACAAGATATTGATGGGGCGAGTAGTAGTGGATTTGCCGCAAATAATAACAATGCTAGTGATCTAGTGGCAAATTTTTCCTCAAATCAAGGATATTATTGGCATGGGCCAGCTAAAAAAATTAATGTAGGTGTAGATTGTACCAATTTCCAACTAGAAACATATTTCTCATACTTTATTAAAAATAATAGCCAGTATGGAGCTTATTATGTTGGTGTAATGAGCGGAAGTAATGAAATAATGTCTATGACTTTCTCAACACACAAAAACAATAGGGTAACTGGAGTATATTTTGATGGATATGGTAGAGGCTTACAAGGTGGCGGAAATAGTAGCAGAAATTTTGCATCAAATTTTTGGGGTAAGCTAACTATGACTAAAAGAGATGATAAGCTAGAATTTAAGTTTAATAATGATATGGATAAAAGGACTTATAGCAAATCATATAAATTATCAGATAAGCAATTACAACCAACACATATAGTTATTTGGGCTGGGAAATATGCAAATAATCCAGGACCTTTTGATATGGCGGCGATAAGATTAAAATTTACTGGTCTTAATAGCAAGGTTTATATTAAGCCAAAAACTGAAACTTTTAAGGAAGTTTTTAATATTCCAGATCCAAGATATAAATTTAGTGCTGGAGATACAATAAGACTTGAAATGGAAACTAATAAGGCCTATGTAAATGGAATAGAAACATTAAGTCCTATTGCATTTGGGTCTGATAATGTTAAGTTAAAGCCTGGACAAAATGAAATTATGTTCGATATTTCTTCAGATGTTGTTCCGGATATTGATGTTTTTTATAGGGAGAGATTTAAATGATATTTTTCACAAATAGGGGATATGAAACGCTTGCTGTGGCAAGTGCTGATACTGAAAAAGGTCTTAAGCTTTTAGATGACGAATTAAATCAAACTATAAAGACAGGAACTGCAATTTATAATGCAAAAATTGCAAAAAATGATAAAAGTGTAGAAAAAATTGAAGCAGGCTCTTTTGTATTTGTTCCTAATTTTAAAAATAAAATGATTCCCCTTGAAGTTATGGACGTTTACGAGGAAAGATCTTATAAAAAAATAATTGCTGAAGATGCAGGTCTTGAACTTTTAAACTCTGATGTTGGCGACCATAAAATGAAGGGGACCTTAAGAGAACATATCTTGGCGACAATTGGCAAGGATTCTGATTGGACAATTGGTATAGATGAAATTGGAGATTCCAGAAACTTAACTTTGGAATATACTGGAGTATCAAATCAAACAAAAAGAATTGTTCAAATTGCAGGTCGTTTTGGAGCTGAGATTTCATACTCCTTTATCTTTGATGGAAACGAAATTAAGGAAAAAAGAATTAATTTTGTAAAAGAAAGAGGAGAAGATAAGGCTGTAAGACTTGAAGTTGGAAAAGAACTTAAAGATGTAAAAAGAAATATATCAATTACAAATTTAAGGACAGCCGTGCTTGGAGTTGGTAAACCTCACAAAGAAACAATTAAAACAACAAAAACTGTTAAAAAGACAGTAAATGTGAATGATAGTTCAACAACTACAAAACACACCAACGGAAAGCTCGATCCTTTTATTAATTGGTTTCAAGCAAGAAAGGGACGTGTTCGTTATTCTATGTATAGTCGTATGGGTCCAAGTTCTTATGATTGCTCTTCTTCTGTGCATTTTGCAGCAAAACACGCAGGACTTTTACCATCAAATCATTATATTGGTTCAACAGAAACCCTTTTTGGAATGAAGGGAAAATATCTTGATGAAATATCAAGAGCTGATATAAGATATGGAGATATTTTTGTTGCAGGCAGGCAAGGGGCATCTGGTGGAGCTGGTGGCCATACTGGAGCAGTTTTAGATAAAAATAGGATAATCCATTGTAATTATGGTTCAAATGGTATAGCTATAACTCCAATAAATGGTTACACCGGAGGACCACCTGTAAGATGGTTTAGGTGGAGAAATTCTGGATATGGAAGTCAAACTGTAAGCAATAGAAGATATTGGACTAATTCAAATGTAATTTACCATAATTTAGGATTTAATCTTGGTGGTCTTAGTGCTGGACAACTTAATAACTGGATAAGAGCGACAAGTCCATCAAGTCCTTTTAATGGCCAAGGTAATGTTTTTATGGAAGCTCAAAAACAATCTGGACTTGATGCAAGATATATATTAGCCCATGCTGCCCTAGAATCTGCTTGGGGTAGGTCGAATATTGCCAAAAGATATAATAATTATTTTGGAATCGGAGCTTTTGACAATGACCCAAATAATGCCAAAAACTTTTCAAATTCTGGTTTGGCTTCAGGAATAATAAATGGTGCAAAATGGATAGCAAAAAATTATTATAATTCCTCATATAAACAAACAACCTTATATAAGATGAGAAATAATAATGGAGTACACCAATATGCAACTGATCCAAATTGGCATAATAAAATTGCTAACATAATGAAAGGATCTGAAAGATATACAAGTCCATCAGGACCAAACTCAACAAAAACTGTTACACAAACTGTGACTGAAAGTAAAGAAGTTGATAAGGATACTAATTTAAAAGGCTACAAATATGATGATGGAAGATTTTTTGTAGATAAAGATGGTAGGGTCTGTGATAGGGAAGCTAATGCTATTTGGGCAAAGCCAAACACTAAGGGTAAGTACTTATCTAGAATTTACGAGTCCGAGGCTACAAGCCAAAAAACACTATTTGATGAATGTTTAAGTCAATTAAAGAAAAACAATCAACCTGAAGTATCTTATGATGTAAACCCTAATAAAATCCCTAAAGATATTGATGTTGGAGATAGGGTAAGGATAATTGATCACGATTATTCGCCAGCTTTATATTTGGAAGCAAGGCTTGTTGATGTAACTACTTCAAGCACAAATGATTATATAAATAGTGCTGTTTTTGCTAATTTTGTACCAAAAACAAGTGGAATAGCTGAAAGACTTTTAAATTTACAAGCTAATGTTCAAGAATTCAAATACAGCTTTGAAAATCAACCTTATGTAATGAGCCTTGAATCATCTTCAGGAAATGTTTTTAAAGATGATATAGTTGATACAAATTTAATTGCAAAACTCACAAAGGCAGGGATTGACCAAAGTGCTAATGTAGATGGATATATTTGGGAGAGAATATCAAAATATCCTGATAAATTAGTAATTAAAGATGAAGAATGGAATGAAAATCATAAAGAGTTAAATGAACATTTTATTGAACTTAGTAGAAGCGATATTGAATTGGAAGCTACTTTTGTTTGCTCGGCCATGCTAGATGACTTGGCAGTTGCAACTGCATCTTATACCATTAAAAATTTATCTATAGGAATATATAAACAAAAAGAAGAGCCTGATAGAAATCTTTTAATGTGGGGAGATGTGTGGCAATGGGAAGAAGGAAAAACAAAGTTTAAAAGAATCTGGAAGGGGGACAGGTGGGAAGACACTGTTACCAAAAGAGATTTAGAACTTTTAGAACTAACTCCGGGTCCTCCGGGTCAAGACGGAAAAGACGGAATGCCAGGGAAAGCTGGGGCAGATGGTAAAACTTCTTACATGCACTTTGCCTATGCTGACAGTAAAGATGGAGTTGTTGGATTTACTCTAACAGCAACAAGTGGCAAAAAATATATTGGTTTTTATACAGACTTTGTAAAAGCAGATTCTAAAGATCCAAAAAAATATGAGTGGTCTAAGTATGTTGGAGATGATGGAAAACCAGGCAAAGATGGAGTAAATGGGATACCAGGAAAAGCTGGGGCTGATGGTAAAACTCCATATTTTCATACAGCTTGGGCAAACTCTTCTGATGGGAGTAAAGATTTTTCAACAAGTCAAGCTGGTGAAAAGTTATATATAGGAACTTACACAGACTACGCAAAAGAAGATTCCAGAGATCCTAAAAAATATACATGGCAACTAGTAAAAGGAAATACTGGTCCTAAAGGTGTTGATGGAAAAGATGGACACGTCTTGACTGTAGAAGCTTGGCTTGAAGGTGAATTTAGAAATTACAAGACAAAAAATGTTAAAAGGATAATACAAGCTAAATATGATGGAGAAGATATCGAATTAGATAATTCTAACACCGAAGTGTATAACTGTTATGGTAATGGAGAATGGAGTAGAGCCGCTTTATCTGACTTTTGGGCAGATTGGGATAGACAGTACGAATATATTGCTAATAAAGTTGTAGTAAGCTATAAAGGTTTAAAAGCAGAAGCCTATGCAAGGTTAGATAATATTAAAGATGGAGAAAAAGGCGAGCCTGGAAAACAAGGTATACCAGGTAAAAATGGAGCTGACGGAAAAGACGGTAAAACTGGAAAAATAGGTCAAAATCTATTGAGAAATTCTAATGTGCCTGTTGAGAATAAAGATTACAATACAAACGAGTGGACACTTTGTGAAACCCCAACAACAGGCGAAACTATGACTTTTACTGCTAAGGTTAAGCTTGAAAAAGATGATAAGCTAATGGTTTATAACTCTGGAGGAATGATTCGTCTAAATTGGTGGACTGAGGTTAAGTCGGGAGATTATGTAATTTATTCATCTACTTTTAATTGGAGAGATAAAATTGAATACAATGGAAAAACTTATGAACAAACAAATCCACCAACATTAATATTTTATGCGCACTCTAATGGCAATGGAAATAATAAAAACAATAATACAGTATCTATAGAATGGGCAACCTTAACTCGTGGGGATATTCCTGCTATAGAGTGGTCCCCTTGTTATGCAGATACTGATGATGCTATATCCGAAAAAGCCAGTGAAGAAAGTCTACAAGACTTGCAAGTACATTTTGCCATGTATCCAACAGCGGAAGAACTTAACCAAAACAAAATAGATCTTATGAAACAACAAGCCTACCTTGATCAATTAAAAACTGCTATTGATTCTAATGCCTTAAGTCTAGAAGATAGGCTAAGTATAATTGAAGCCAATGTAGGAGCTGGGAAATTATCTTTAGAAGCTATTAACACCTACCTACATTTTGGAGAAGAGGGAGTTTTAATCGGAAAAGAAGGCGAACAAGTAAGGTTAAGACTTATAAATAATGCTCTCGAGATTACAGATGGAACAAAGGTTGTTGCAAGATTTGCAAATAACCAGACGGAAACTCCCAATCTAAAAGTAACGGGAGCATTTGAATTTGGTTACCATGTAGCAAGCAAGGTGGATTTAGATGGAAATAAATTTACTGTAATAAGCTCTAATATTTAGGAGGTTTAATGGCAACATATAGTGCATATTTAAGTAATGGAACTTGGGGGATTATATATCTAGAATTGACACAAGTTAGTCAAAATATAGCAAATAACACCTCAAATGTCTATTACAAATTTTATACAAAAAGTCGAAGCTCCGGCGGTGGATTTTACAACTACTATCACACAGGGAAAACAAGTGTTGTAATTAATGGTAAAACAGTCCACAACCAAACAGGACGAGACTTTGATGTAAGAAACGGAAAAGTCCAACAATTAGCAAGTGGAACAACTACGGTTGCCCACAATGAAAACGGAACAAAATCTTTCTCTTTCTCCGCTAGTTTGTGGTCAAGTGGTGGTAGTGGAAATATAAACGGTAATTTTACATTATCAAAAATACCAAGGAAATCAGACTTTACAGTAAAAAATGAAAGTGGAAGTAATATAAGTAGTTTTTATGCAGGAGATAAGATAAAGGTAGAGATTGATAAAAAAGTTAGCTCATTTACCCACACTTTAAGTATTAAATATTTAGGCAAAGAAGAAACTCTAATAAGTAAAACCTCATCATCTACTATAACTTACGCAACGTCCAACAAAATTATGGAAAACTACATGCAGAATTTGAGAAGTACACCTATAGATTTTGTGATAAATACGTATGATGGTAGTACAAGGATAGGATATGTAGTTAAAAGACTAACCCTTAATGTACCTAGTTCAGCAAGCCCAACTATTAATAGCGTAAGTGTAACAGAAGCTAACCAAAATAAAATAAATATAATAGGATCTAGTCCTTTTTACCAACTTTTGTCCGATCTAAAAGTTAGTACAAATGCAAGTGGTAAATATGGGGCGAGTATTAAAAATATAAGTGTAAGTTTAGGTAATCTAAGCAAAAGCGGAAGTAGTGTAATATTAGATAATGTAAATCTAAAAGGCAACCAAAATATAAAAGTTACAGTGCAAGATTCCAGGGGATTTAGTGCAAGCACAACTAAGACTATTAATTTAAGTCCTTATAACTTGCCGAATATATCTTTTTTTAATGCTTATAGGACAGAAACTAATACTAAATATGCTAGTGCAAGAATAAGCTTAACATCTACAGTAATAAGCAATAAAAATCCCTTATCTGTAAAAGTAGACGTGTCAGAAAAAGATAAAAATAGCTGGAGAAATGTATATTCTGCAACAGTAGGAAATGGAGCTTTTAACTCCTCAATATCCCTTGGCGGCGGCTTTGATGATTATAAGGCTTATGATGTGCTTTTAACTATAAAAGATAAATTTAAAGACCATCAAGCAATATCGAATATTCCCGCTACTAGCCAATCTTTGGTGATTGGTGCAAATAAACCAGTTGTAGGGATTGGAAAAGTACCTAGCATAGATAAAGGCTTGGAAGTAGATGGATTGTTAAAAGTAAATGGTGGTATTAAAATGAGCGGAGATATAAGCTCTATTTTTACTAATTATAGGGAGATAATATCCTTAACTCTTAAAAATGGATTGAGTGGTTATATAGGAGCGAGAAAAGATCCTTTTGGAGGGGTTAGTGTTTGGGGAAAAGTAACTATTACAAATACTAATCCTACAAAAAAATATAATGGTTGGGCGGTGTTACCAAAAGGATATAGACCATCAGTTTATACACCGTTTAGTATACATTTACTAAAAGTTAATGTGGATTCTTATGTTATCCCAGGTATGGTAATAAATCCAAATGGTGAAATAGAATATAGAGGTATAGATAATTCCATAAATAGATTTCTTGTGGATTTTGATTATGAATTTAACATTTACTTTAAAACGGAGGAAGCATGGTAGAAGAAAATAATTTTGAAAAGGTCTTTATCTTAGACGATAAAGGCTTTTTAATTGGAACAACTTATCTTAATGTAGATGAGGAACAAGAGTTTAACTTTACAACAATTCCTCCAGATAATACATTTATGAAAGCAAAATTTGATGGTAATAAATGGATAGAGGGAGTAGACAAAGACGATTTAATGCTTGGAATGTTACTACCAGATAGTGGTTTGGAAATAGATTCTAAAGACTATTTAATTTTAAAGATATTAGAAATTTTAAAGAAAGGGGGAATGATTATGGATAATACATGGTTTTTTAAATATTGTATGTTTTGTTGGGCAGAAAGAAAAATAGATGAAGCCTATTTAGATATGGCGAAAAAAATGAATATGCTTGATGACAACCAAATAATGATGATAAAAATGACACCAAGAATAGAAGAAAAGTAGAAAGGAAGTGAGATAATTGTGTTTGAATTAGCAAAAGCAATAAGCGAGTACGGAATATTAATAGTGATAGCAGGTTTATTTTTATATTTTTATATCTCTGACAGACGTGTTTGGCAAAAAAACCAGGACAAGCAATTTGAGAGAAGTAACGAAATTAATGATAAGCTAACGGAAATTATTGCTAAGAATACATCAAGGTTGGATATACACGAAACAAGTTTGAGCAAGCACTCTTGTGATTCCAAACAAAGTTTTGATGATTTAAATTCTAGGGTGGATAAAATTGATGATAAGATTGACTTATTACACTCTACAACCAAGGAATTGGCAACAAAGGCAATGGCAGAGGAAATAAAGGAAGAAGTTAGAAGTTTAAAACGATAGGGGACTAGGTAAAATCTAGTCCTTTTTTAGTACACATAAAATAACACGACATAGATAAAATGTTGGAAAATAGCCAATACAATTTAACAAGGAACTTCACAAGGAGTAAAACAAATGAATGATATTTTAATAAAAATTTTAGTAAGCGTAGGAATATTAGTTTTAACAAATGTATTTGTATATTTAAGTAATTTGAGCAAAGAAAAAATAGCAAAAATTGAAAATATAAAAGTAAGAGAAGCAATCGACAAGCTATTAGATATAATTACAAAATGTGTATCTGCAACCAACCAAGAATTTGTTGGAGATTTAAAGAAAGAAGGAAAATTTGATAAAGACCAACAAGAAGAGGCCTGGAACAAAACAAAAAATAAGATTAATAAAATACTAGATGATGAATCTAGGGAAATTTTAGAAAAAGCTTATGGAGATCTTAACTCTTACATTAATCAAACGATAGAAGACGAAGTAACTAATCAAAAAGGAGATAAAAAATGAGTAATTCTAATTTAGTTGATTTAGTAAGTTATAGTCCAAATCATAGTGGGACAAGGGAAAATCCTATAACCAAGATAGCTATCCATCATACAGCGGGAGTTTTAACCGCTGCTGGAATTGGTAATGTTTTTAAGTCTACAAGCAGGCAAGCGTCTTGTAATTATGGAATAGGGAATGATAACAGGATAGTTCTGGTAGTTGATGAAGCAAATAGAGCATGGACAACATCTTCTGCTTGGTGTGATAACAGGGCTGTAACGATAGAGGTATCTAACTGCAAAAATGGTGGTAACTGGCTTGTAAGTGATAGGGTTTTGAATACCCTTATAGATTTAGTTACAGATATATGCAGACGTAATAAAATAAAAAATTGCACATATACTGGTTGGAAAGACGGAGTTTTACAAATGCACAAATGGTATGCAAGTACATCTTGTCCTGGTCCTTATTTAGGTAGCAAATTTTCCTACATTGCAAGGGAGGTAAATAAAAGATTAAGAGGTGGAAGTGCCACAAGTACATCTAATAATTTATACAGAGTAAGAAAATCTTGGTCAGATAGTAAAAGTCAAAAAGGAGCTTTTAAAAATCTTAATAGTGCCATAGATTTGGCAAAGAAAAACGGATATAAGGTTTTTAATAGTAGCGGAATACAAGTTTATCCAGAAGTTAAAAAGGCAAGTACAAGCTCTAATAATACAAGTCCTAAATTTATCAAATACGAAAACTGGACTGGTATAACTCTAGACGTATGTAACGTTAGAAGTGAACCAAATACTAATGCTCCTATTGTTGCACAATATAAAAAAAACGAGCCAATACATTACGACCAAGTTTGGGAAGGTGATGGTTATAGATGGATATCTTACATTGCTGCAAGCTCTGGTAAAAGAAGATATGTTGCTTGTAGAAGGTTAAGTGGGGATACTAGACCTTGGATAAAATTCTAATAAAAAAGTTGACAAATGTTAAACATATGTTATAATAATATATGTAAGGAGGACGCTTCTTATGAAGAGTTATAACTCAAGAGAACTTATGAAACTTGCAAAAAAGCAAGGGTTTAGGTTGGATAGGGTTAGAGGTAGTCATCATATTTTTGTAAATGATGAAACAGGTGTTGAAGTTCCAATACCACATCCTAAAAAATCTTATCCAATAGGTACTCTTAAAAGCATTTTGAAAGGTTTAGGGCTTTTATAAGCCCTAAGTTCTCTATTTAAAGAAAGGGTGATAGAATGGATAAAAATTATGTTACTTATGGTGCTATCTTCACAAAAGAAGAAGATGGTGGATATTCAATTGATATACCAGATATAGAAAATTGCTTTACATGCTCAGATACATTTGAGGAAGGTATAAGCATGGCACAAGAAGTTATAGGATTAGTGCTTTATGATTATAAAGATTATCCGAAAATGAATGTCATTGATAAATCTAAATTAAAAAATAATCAAGAAGTAGTATATATAAATGTTTTTCTACCATACCAATTTTCTTTAACTAAAGAAGTGTATAAAAACAAAATGTTAACTTTACCGACTTGGCTTGAAATGTTAGCAAAACAAAAAAACATCAATTTTTCAAGAGTTTTACAAGAAGGTTTAAAAGAAGAATTAAATATAAAATAAAAAGATTTTAAGCGATTACATAAGTAGTCGCTTTTTTAGTGGATAAAAAGGAGATAATAAAATGATAAAACACGTAGAATTTTTAAGATTATGTCAGAGAAAAGTTGCCGAATATGAAAATAAAAGAGTAGATATAAAAGAAGAAATAGATGCAGATGATGTGTTTGCTGTTTGGACTTGCAAAACTTTACAAAATAGTAAATGTTTAATGAGTACACCTATAAAAGGTGCATATTATTACGAATTTACCTACAATGGAGATAGGGGAGAAATATATATGGACGTTTATAAAAAAGTTGAGAATATACCTTTAGATGAAAAAGGAAAAAGAATAGTAGAGCGTATTAAATAGTATAATATAATTGATAGGTAGACAATATATAGTTGTTACCGAATTTCTACAATGACCACTGGCTTTTAGCTGGTGGTCTTTTTTTTGTGCTTATTTTTATATATATTTTCATTTTTTTATATAAATTGGCTTATTTGAGATATTTACGGAGTATATATTGACAATGTAAATATAATGTGGTATTATATAATTAACAAAAGAAAATAAACAATAATTAAAAAACAAGAAGAAAGGAAAAAAAATATGCGAATTTATGTAGGAAATTACGAAAATACTTATGCAGTAGGAATGACAGAAGATAAAATTATTGATAGTTGGTATTACGATATAGAGATTAAATTAGAAGATTTAAAAGATTTAGACAATAGTTTATACAAACAATCTAATAGTGTAAATACTTTAGAAGATATTAAAAACGTGATAGAGGCTATTAATAAAAAATATCCTGATAATGAATACTTGCAATTTAGGATTGAAGAAAAAGAGGATGAAAATTTTTTAAAATTAAAAGAAAAATATGATGGGATGATATTAGAGGGAGATGGAGAAGATTTTATAGATTTCGTATCACAAGATGGAATAGTAGAATATACTGATAATGGAATTAGTGGATATGATCCGGATTTACAATGGTTTACGGCTTATTCTAAAAATGGTGACGAATTTCAATTTTATGGTTAAAAAATAGGAGAAATAAAAATGAGGGGATATTAAATACCCCCTCTTGTATCAGAATTTGATACACAAATAAAAACATATTTCAACCCGCAAGGCTTTTCACCTTGATGAGCATTTTGCTTAATTAAATTATAGCACAAATAAAAAATATTAAAAGGAGAAAAAAATGAAAAAAATAATTAATGGTAAAAGATATGACAAGATCGGAAGAGCACACGTCT